AGGGAATCCAGCCGTTTCCTGGTCTCGCGACGTTCAGGACGGATGGTCGTGCCTCGTGTGCGTAGCCGGCTAGCCCACGAGACGGGCTCCCCTGATGATTCCGTCTCCGGTTCAGGGGTTAAGCGGTGTCGTGCCTGTGCTCAGGCCTCGCGTGACACCAAGGAAGTGGTCCATAATGGGCTGCTGTTGCTTCGGGTCAGATACGGATTACCGTATTCTGAGCTACCGGACTGCAGTCCCACCGATCTTGGACGTTTCCTTTCTTTTCTTCTCTTACAGGGCAAGGTGCGGGCCACTGTAAGATTCCCTCGGCGTCAAAAACCGAGGGTTGACGGTCTCTGTGACTTGCAGAGACTGTGTCGTAAGGAGCGGTGGGCACTTGCCCATGGCTGTTCCTCAATAAGGAGAAACCTTCCACCGGGTTGCTCACGACACACACCGTCGCCGCGTTCCACGTGGGAAGTGAACGCGACCACTCTACCTTCTCCCACATCTCCTGAGTATCTCTCTTTTGTAAAGAGGGAGACTACTCGACTCTTCCCTGCGGGATGGGATTCGGACTATGGTTCCTTCGTCGGAAACCATCTTCCTAATACCACCCACCGCGCTTGTCGCGGCTCTGCTGCCGACCTTTGGTCTGGGCGCAGAGGAGAGTTTTTTACCGCCTGTTTAACGGAGTCAGAAGTGACTCCGCTCTTTAAAGGGCGGTACAAAGAAGTCCAGTCAGCTGGAAAGAAAAGGCCGCTTCTCATCTTCGATGAGAAAGTCGACCTTCTGGCGCCGCTACACAAGCTCCTTTACAAGGTGCTGCGTCGCAAGAGCTGGCTTCTTTGCGGTCCTCCGACCGAAAAGGAGGTGTCATCTACCTGTGTCAACGCCCACCAGACCTCGGTCGATCTGGTGTCTGCGACTGACGGCCTCTCACATGATGTAACTCGTTGCATCATGGACGCACTCTTCTTTACTTCTTGTAAAGTACCTCGGTCCATACGCGCGTTGGCGTATGCGTCCTTGACTCCTCTTTTTGAGGATTCCGAGGGAGTGCTTCGGAGAGTGAGGCACGGGCAGATGATGGGGAGCTACCTCTCCTTCCCTCTCCTCTGTGTTCATTCGTACCTAGCTGCTCGTTGGGCCGCTAGGTTTGATGAATCAGCTCGTTTCCTCGTGAATGGGGATGACTGTGTCATCTCGGCCTCACGAGCTATCACTGTGCAGGACTACCCTTCTGGGTACCGACTCAACAATGATAAGACAATTCGAGCTGAGAACGTGGCCGAGGTTAACTCGACTGTGTTCCTCAGAGGTTCGGGGAAATGGCGTGTCGTACGTCATCTCCGGAGAGGTGGAGCGACTACCGATTACGCGGGAATGATTCACATGGCTACGGCCGTGTCTGAGTCAGAACCGGGTTTTGTGGACGCGTACCAAAGGGCGCGTATCGGTAGACGCTGGGGTTTCCTTCCGTCCCAGCTAGGTCACTGGACCTACCCATCTTACAAGAGAGAGATGGGCTTTCGAAAAACCTGCAGCGGGCGTCCTAGGACGTTCACGTACCTTCCTGAGGCTACGTTGGCTGCTGATGAAAGGCTTAGGTTTCTGAAGGGGAAACCTACTGCTGTTGAAGCCGAGGCTTTACGGAGCTTCTTTTGGGAGCACAGCAGGGGACGAGGGATGAAGAGAGACGTATTTTCTCCGTCCTGCGGGAAAGTACGTCGGACATACGAGTACGCCTCCAAGGCGTACTGGCGTCTGCTCAGTTTTGTCGGCTGGGCGGGCCCGAAGTCATGCTTCCTTCGCGGAAAGAAGCCCGAGACGTATTGCGTTCCTGCGCATTTCATCTCGGAGGAAGAAGAGGAGGGGCTCCGTCAGTTGGATCTTTGGCGTCAAGCCTTCGATTCGGGGACACGGAGCGAAGAGATCGGGTGACACCCACCCCTTCACGGCCGGTTGTGTGATGTTGTGGTGGCTAACGGCGGTCTGGGCACAGCCCGTGAACCTTCTTCCGAGTACCTGGTACACAGGCCGGGAAATAGGGGACTTAATAGTTGCCGCACCACAACCTCTCTCGTCGCGGGGCGCTGCTAGCAGCGCAGGACGAC